GACGTCGCGGCGGCAACAACGACGCCCGAGCGGCTCGAACCGGACCCGGCACGCGCGTGTCCCGCACCCAATTTGAGAAATCAGGACGTTCTGCACGGTCCGCAGAGGCAACTATGAGCGAAGTGTTTGCGGTGCGAAAGAACGGCGGCGCGGAGAAGAATCCTGCGAAATGCGAGCAGAACAGAGGTTCACGGGTGAGCACGAACCGATTGCGTAAGAACACGCGCGAGACGACGAGCACGCCGGTGGCTGCGAGATCAGCGCCTGTGTTGAGTGAGAAAGGCTTGCAGCAGAGCAAGACGGATCGGGCGCTTCGCAAGTCCGTCGGATCCGCCGCAGCGGCGCAGACTCCAAACGGGGGCGATGCACAGATGCTCGAACCAGTGCTGTCGGTCACGGAGTTGGCGCTGATGATTTGCGGGGATCCGGAAAACCGCAAGAAGCGTTTGCGGCTGGCCGAGGCGCTGCGCGAGTATGGCCTGGATGAACGCAGGGCGGCGGCGGTATACGCCGGCACCGTCGAAAAGCTGAGCCGAAATAAGGAAGGAGGGGCAGTGGGGGTAGCTGCCGCCAAACTTTTGCTGGAAGTGCTGAAGGAAGTGACGCACTCGCTGGAACCGCAGAAAACCGCGGGCGGCAACGATTCCAGCGATGTGCCGCAGTTCGTTCGATTGATTCACAACGTGCCGCGGCCGGTTCGCACCGAGTAGTCTGCATGGCCGCGAATCGAGAACGGAGTAGCGATCGGTTCGCTGGATCACATTCAGCAAAGGAGCTCTCATGAGCGCGAGCAAGACGACCATCGGATATGTGGTGCAACTGGGCGGGATCGGAGCACTGGTAATCGGCGCGGTTTTGAGCGTACATCACGCAGCGATTGCGGCGGCGTTTCTGGGTGGCGCGGCGGCCTTTTATATCGGAGAGAAAATTCGCACCCTGGCGTAACGGCTTGCTCGAGATGCGACGCGGAACACGGCGCAACTGTTCATGGCAGAGATCACATCCGGGCTGAAGCGGCAGATATTGGATCGAGCGGAGACCGCCGCAAGCGAGTGTGCAGGTGTTAAGCCTGGCGCGGCAAGTGCGCGGGAATGTGAAGCCGACGCTCAACAGGCGAGCCCGCTATCCGTTGTTCTGAACTACGAGCCATTTCCGAAGCAACGTCAGTTTCACTCGTCTCCTGCGAAATACCGGCTGTTTGGCGGAGCGGCAGGACCAGGAAAGACGAAAGCGCTGCTGATGGAGGCGGTGCTGCAGGCGCACGAGCACCCCAACGTCAACACGCTGCTGCTGCGGCGCACGTTTCCCGAGCTGGAGGCGTCGCTGCTGCATTATTTTCGGCGGGATGTGCCGCGGAGTTCGTACGTGGCATTTCACGAATCGAAGCATCTGGTGGAGTGGCCCAATGGCTCGACGACGCGCTTTGGATACTGCGCGAGCGAGCACGATGTATATCAATACCAGGGCGCGGAATATCTTTTTATCGGGATTGACGAGCTGACGCTTTTTACTTTGCGGCAGTGGCAGTTTCTGACCAGCCGCAATCGCTGTCCGGTGCCGGGCACCTTTCCGTGCATGGCCGGGGCGACGAATCCGGGGAACATCGGGCACGCCTGGGTGAAGGCGCTGTGGATTGACAGGCAGCCGGCGCCGGGCATGGAGCGTCCAGAGGAATATAACGTCCAAGATTACGATTTTATTCCAGCGCGATTTTTCGATAACCCGATCTACGCGGCGGATCAGAATTATCAGAAGACCTTGCAGGCGCTGCCCACCAATTTGAAGCGCGCGTTTTTCGACGGCGATTGGGAAGTGTTCGCGGGGCAGTATTTCGACCGCTTCGATTTGGGGCGGAACACGGTACGCGCGGAAGAGATTGAGTGGCAACCGTGGTGGCCGCGTTGGATTTCGATTGACTGGGGATTCGAGCATCCCGCGGCGACCTACTGGCACGCGCAGGCTCCCGGAACTCTTTCAGCGGCATCGGCCGCGACGAACAAGAACTCACGCGCGGACAGTGATGCACACGGGCCTTCGAGCTCGTGTGTAGTGACATACCGCGAGTATGTGACGCATCGAACTTCGCCGCGCGACCTTGCGCGCGAGATCATTGCGCGCAGCGTGGCTAGTTCGGAGCGAACGGGTCCAGACGGGTTTTCCTCCGGGGCTGGCCCAGCGCAGGCTTTAGAAGAGAAGCGGGAAAAGATCGCCGCGATTTACCTCTCACCGGATGCATTTGCGCGGCGCACCGACGACGCTTCCATCGCGGAACAGATGGGGGATGTGTTCGCGGCCGCAGGATTTCCGCGGCCTACACCTGCGGATGACGACCGCATCGGCGGTTGGATGCTGATGTACCAAATGTTGGATGCTGGGGAATGGCTGCTGACAGACAACTGCGTGGAGCTGATTCGGACGCTTCCTACTTTGGTGCGTGATTCCGCGCGGATTGAAGACGTGGAAAAAATGGATGGTGATGACGCGGCGGACGCAGCGCGGTACGGATTGATATCGCGCTACGCGGCGCGGCGCAGCGGCCTGGCGCGGCCACCGTGGGAGCAGCGGCTGGCCGAGCGCGTGACCTCGGCGGATCCAACGATTCGCGCGATTCAGGCACGCAAGGCGCAACTGGAAGAAACGAAGCGTGTCCATCCTGTTTCATTCTTGCGGAGACGGCGAACGTAAGGGAGCGCGAATGAAGTTGCGAGAAATGTGGGGCCGGCTGGTGGCGACGAAGTACACCAGGGCGCTGGAGAGGGAAGTGGCGCGGCTGCGTGCGGAGAATCGGGCGCTGCTGAATTCGATTTTGGGTATTGCGGGAGTGCCTCCGATTGTCGTGTCGGCGGATGATATCGCCGCTCCGCGGACGGCCGAGTTCGTCGCCGAGAAGACTGCGCCTGTCCGTGAAACGGCGCTTGAAACCGAGAGTGGCGCGGAAAAACTGGGAGCGGGGCGGAGCGCGACCGGATTGAGCGTGAAGCAAGCCGGGGAGCGCGCGTCTGCTGAGCGAGGAATGAAGAGCGTGGCCACGCCGATGCGGCGGAGATCGTGGCATCAGGTTTACCGGATGCTGGAAATTGATGCGGCGAGGAAGAAAGAAGCGGTCTAAGAATTGGTCGCGTTCTCGCCGGGTGTAGATGGACGACGAGGCGCATCTATTTTGTAGATGTGGTGTTACATCTTTTGAATGCGGAGGAAACATGCCGTTCATTCGCGGGCGATATCACATTAATGCGATTGCGGGGGAAGCACTGGAAGCGGCACGCGAAGCGGAAGCAGCGCTGCTAGCTCTGGAGCGTGAAGCCGCGCAGGTCGGCGGCCACGAGGATGAACCCGACGACGAAGAAGGGGAGCCCGATGCGGATAAAGGGCCGATACATCGCGTCGAGATCGAGGCGGCGGAGTTGGTGCCGTCTCATTCGGGACGAGCGCAGCGCGGATTCGTCGCGCATGTTCACCGGGACGCCGTGCAATCGGAGCAGAGTGGGCGCGGATTTGGGCGGAGCGCGGCGGGTAGCGGTTCTGTGGGTTCGGGTGACGCGCCACGAGCGCGATTCGCATCGTTGCGATCGCCACAAGCTGGGCAGGTACCGACGGCTGGAATTGCAACACGTCCGGAGACGCATGTGTTCGCCGATCATCATGATCTGGTTGATTTCCTGCGTGATGAATTTGCGAAATCTTGCGGACGTAAGTAGCGAGGACGAGCGCTCCGAACCGCCGCTAGTATGTCTGCAGGCCGTGGGAGCTTGCGATGCGGAGGTTCGCGCTGGCCTGCGGGCTGGTCTAGAATGAAGGCCAGCAGCCAACGGTTGCGAAGCGAGGAAGGTTTTGACGATCTGGGATACGCCAAGCGGGCGAGACCGCCGCTGGCTAAGGCGCAAGAGCGGGTTCACACCGGCGCCTACGTACGCGCGCGTGGCGGTGGTGTCGCTGGCGGTGACGCTGATGGCGACACTGGCATGGCAAGGCGTGCAGCGGCTCCTGGCTCCGTCGAAGATGGCGGGCGGCGAAGCGGCTCATTTTTTGGCGAGGCCACCAAGCGACAGGCCAGGGATACCGGCCTGGCAGACGGCAATTTCGGAAGCATTGGAACAAGCCGTGGCGCAGGGAGTGGGTGGAAATATCACGGCGGCGGAAATGCAGACGGATCGCGCGGCGGCAATATTGATGACCACGCGAATGCAGGGCCAGACGGCCACGCCTGAATTTTTTGAACACACCGTTCGCGAGTTCGATCGTGTGGTGCAGACACATACTGATAACGCGCGATTGGTCGAGCATGTGACGCTGGCACGGATCGAACTTGCGCAGTTGCGTTCGGCACAGCCGGTTATGCCTGAGGCGCGCGGTGGCGGCGATGATGGCGCGGCGTCGAAGAATGAGAACGCGGCTCAAACCGGAAGTCTGAATTATAAGGCTGCGACCGGGCCGGGAGTTCAGGCGGCTCACGCTGTGAATATTCCAGGGCATGTGATGTTGGCGGCGCCGCGAGCACTGGGCACAAACGAGCAGCTGGATCCGGCGGTGCTGCATGGCAACTACATTGACGCCACGCTGATGCCGGATACGTCGGAAATCCTGTTGCCGCGTGCGACGCGGGTGATGGCGGATGGCGTGCGCGTGGAGGGGTTGACGATCGCGGGGGCCGCACAGACGCTGGACGGCATCCGCTGGAAGAACGTAACGTTCGTCGGAACGCGGCTGCGCTACGAAGGTGGCGAGGTTTCTCTGCAAAATGTGCGTTTCACGAATTGTACTTTTGGGTTTTCCACCGACGAGCGCGGAGCACGCCTGGCCGACGCGATCGCACTGGGCCAGCGATCGTTCGTGATGCAATAGCTGACGGCCGGGCGTTTGCTCGTGGGATGTAATTTCCGTGGTCGGCCTATTTTTCTCCGCACAATTCAATCCCGTAAACACATTTTCGGTTGGTGTGTTCCGAGTTGTGGAAATGCCGTGGCGGCCTCCGTCCCGGGCAGCCTAATAATCACCCCCTACATCAGCGCAAGCGAGGACAGTGCATGGCCACGCAGAAATCATTTTCACCAGCGGACCCGGCGATTGTGCCAGTGGAAGGGCCGGTATTGAGCGAAGGAAACACGGCGTCCGGCCGGGAAGGCAAGCGGGAGTCACGGGCGGCGATACAGAGCAATCCCTACGGTCCGAACAACGAGCAACTGCCGGAGCGCCTCGAAGGCGCGCTGCGACGGCTGGTGTATCAGTTTTCGTTCGAGTCGGAAGGAACGCGCCGGCAGGAAGTGCGCAGGATCAAACAGGCGCACCAATTCTGGCGCGGCTTGCAGTATTTGTGGTGGAACGAGCGGGACCAGAACTGGCACCTGCCGTTTGAGCAGAAGCTTTCGGACAACTCTACCCTGGAAGATTTGCCGCGCTACGAATTCGTCACCAACATTTATCAGGCGTTCGGGCTTTCGCTGGTGGCGGTGCTTTCGCAGGACGTGCCGCGGGTGAGGTTTTTCCCGTCTTCGGCGCAGGCGGAGGAGGACGTGGCTGCCGCCAAATCGGCCACGGAAGTGGCGCAGCTGGTGGAGCGCAACAACCGCATCGGGAATTTGATTGTGGAGGAAGCGTTTAATCTTTGGACGGACGGGAAGGTAGGAGCGTACGTGCGGTTTGTGGTGGATGGGCAGCGATTTGGATTTCATCCCGAGACGGAGATCGCAGCACGCGACGTAAAGATTGGAAGTGATCTGTACGTATGTCCCGAATGCGGAGCGGAAAATGCTGCGCAGCGCGGTGAGTTAGTGCGAGGTGAGAGCGTTCACGCCGATAAAGCCGGCCGTCGCGATGACAACGCCGATAAGGAACTGAGTTCCGATGATGCAGGGGCGAGGGCGGACGACGGCGACGATCCGAACATCGGCAGGGCTTGCGACACTTGCGGCGCACTGCTGACCGAGGAGGATTTTGTCCCGGCGGAAATGGTAACGGTGCCCACGGCGGAGACCCGCCAGCGCGTGCCGAACGGTCAAGAGGTGGTAACGATCGTGGGCGGCCTGGAATTAAAAACTCCGCCCTGGGCGAGCGAGATGCACGAGTATCCGTACATCCAGTGGAATATGGAAGTGCACCAGGCGCGGTTGCGCGCGGCATACCCACATGCGGCGGACAAGATCGGGTCGCCGGTCGCAAGCGGCTCGCAGGAATATGAAAGGCTGGCACGGTTGGCGCAGTCGCAGGGCGGGCCGCTGACGGAGGGTGGCGATATCAACATTAATTTGATCACGTTTCAGAGGACATGGCTGCGGCCTTGGGCGTTCTTTGCGCTGGATGATAAGGCGCTGCGCGACGAACTACTCGAGATGTTTCCCGACGGAGCTTATGTGGCGTTCGCGGGCGAGACTTACTGCGAATCGCGCAGTGAGAACATGGACGATCACTGGCGCGTGCTGCACGCGTTGCCGGGCGACGGCTCGAGTGGGCGGCCGGCGCTGGGCGACGCGCTGATCAGCGTGCAGGAGCGGTTTAATACGCTTTCGAATTTGCAGATGGAGACGTACGAGTACGGGATTCCGCCGATTTATGCGGACAGTGAGGTATTGGATTTCGACGCGTTGCAGGGGCAAACCGCGGAACCGGGAGCGCATTATCCGGCGCGCGCAAAACCTGGACAATCCTTGGCAGCGGGATTTTTCCAGCCCGACGCGGCGGAAGTTCCTCCGGATCTCGCCGAGCATGCTGCTGGATTGATGGGACCGGTGGCGCAATTTCTGACTGGGGCATTTCCCGCGCTGTTTGGCGGGGCGATGTCGAATAACGATACGGCGTCTGGATATGCGATGGCGCGCGACCAGGCCATGGGACGAATTGGTCTGGTGTGGCGGCGGATGAAGTTCTTTCACGCGGATATCATGCTATTGGCGGTGGATTGTTTCCGAAAGAACCGGCCGAACGACGTGGAAGTAACTTTGCTGGGAGCGGGTGCGGCATTCGAATCGAAATGGATTCGGCTGGCGGATCTGAAGGGGAACTTATTCAGCTATCCGGAAACGGACGAGCAGTATCCCACGCTGTGGTCGCAGCAGCGCGCGGTG